GCGCTCATTGGCGGACCGTAGTGCGGACAGGTTATCTGGCGTCAACGGCTTATGGGTGTAGGTGAAACCGCGCTTGCCAGTGTTGGCGGTTGCAAGTTCATCTAGTGCGGTTGCGTCAATTGAATCACCGACACCCGGCAAATCACCGGCTTGGTTGTGACGCCACAATTGGCCAGCTGGGAATGATCGGACTTTGGACAGGAAGGAAGACCAATCAAAACCGCGTTGACCGCTTGTTACTTTAGACCAATGCAACGCAAGCGGACCGGAGTCAGCATAGCAACCGTCTTTCTTGAAAGGGCAGGCTTCCGGGCAGGTATCGGCGGCCGACGTTGAAACCGGAATGGGGCCGGTTTTGACGTTGGAAGAGACTAAGGTTAGGTGAACGTTCATTGGATTTTAATGGTTGGGGGTGAAACCGGCGGACGTTTCTAGGTACGCTTGGATGAGGATGAAAGCGATGATTGCAGCCGCAATGGCGATGCGTTTGAGGGTTGAGCGTTTCATGGGTTAGATAGCGCGTTGACGTCGCCAAAGCGAGCCGGGGCGGGGGCGAAAACGAGGTTCAAAACCCAAAGGCCTTCGTCTTCGTCGCCTTCGATTCGTTGGTCGTCACCGAAGATAGTGACGCGATTGGGAAAGGTGTCCCAATCAACGTCAACGAAACGGGAGCGGAGGAGGGCGATTGCTGCGTCAACGCTTTCGAATGAGATGGCGACGTCAACGGGAAGCGCCGTGGCCACGCTGTCAGCTACTGCGGTGAGGATTCGATGGGATTCGGTTTGCATGGGATTTAAGAGCTTAGAATTTAATTGTCACGCCATGACCAGCGTTCCGGAACGCATCAACACCAACCGGGCCTGACACCGTGTTGAAGAGCTTACGCAACGCTTGTTTGGTGTTGAGCTTCAGAATCTCCCCGTCGACGTGAACGCTGAACCGGGGAAATCCGTTGCGCTTGGCGTCGGAATCGGAGTTTTCAACCGCGAAAGCTTCGAGTTCGGCAATGTCCAGATAGACCATTCCGTCGGCGGTTTTGGCGGTTTTCAGAGTGAATTTCATGGCGTGAGTTGTTCGTTTTGGCGCTGCTGACGGGGAGAGAATGCGACGGAATCCGATTCCGTGCAAACTTTTTTCAACTTTTTTTTGAAACCTGGTTGAAGCCCATGGGGTGGAAAAAACTGGCGGAAAACTGGCGTTGCCGACATCTACCTTGCCAAGCAAAGTACCTTGCATGACAGAAAACCAATGGAACCAAGCAAAAGCTCTTTACCTGTCAGGTAAGACGTGGAAAGCGATTGGAGCGGAGTTAAAGCTAAATTTCGCAACGCTGACAAGCAAGGCGAGCAAGGAAGGAATCACCAAGGTGAGACGGGAGATGAGGAATACAGTTTCCTCTAAAGAAACAGTTTCACTAGAAAGCCTGTCTGCGCTTGTCCGCAGCAAACTAGCTGCCGATGCCGCCAGCACGTTGGAACGCATAGACAGCTACGCATTGGACGGGATAAAGGATGAAAGCGTGAGAGAGACTATTCTGGGCAGCGTCGCCAAGCGTAGCGCGCTGGTCTTCGGATGGGGCGAACAAGGCGAAGCGGCCTCCGTTTCGATCAATTTACTTGGATCGATGCCGGATCGAATCTCGGAGATTCAAGTCACGGGAGAGACTGGGAAAGAGTGAATATAACACACATTGTGCAACGCAGGGAAACTTATGAGCAGTATAAGTTTTGCTTATGACAGAAAAGGATTCTTTTTCCTAGGCTTGGCACACTTTTTGAGGTAGGACCTGGCACCCCCTTTGCGGGTGGGCTTCGTTTACGATACCCCCCTCAAAAATTTTCCACCTTTTTGACCATGATAAACAAAATCAAAATCGGTCAAACTGTATCTTTAACAACCGCTGAGAGGAAGTTGGCCCACTTTATCGCCAAGAATCGCAACGGCAATAATCGTCATTTCAACATTACCAATTTGAAGATCAGCGCGCAGGATTCTGCGACTGTGGATTTGGAGGGTATATGCGGCGAGATAGCGTTCTGCAAGTTGTTCAATGTGTATCCTGATCTGGATACCGACCGCGATCCTCCGCATCCGCTCTACGACGCGACAATCCCGCCACCGCCGGGATATCGCATCGATGTCAAAACAACCAAGTACGAGACTGGAAAGCTACTAGTCGATGCGCGCAAAGGGCCGAAAACCGATGGCGTTGATTTCTATGTTCTGATGACCGGCTCATTCCCAGGTCCGTACACTTACCGTGGCATGATAGCGCGGGAGACGATCATCGCGCCTCATCGGATTGAGACGATTAAGGGTTATCGCTCGTATGCCGCCATCCAGTCGGAGTTAGTGGCCAACCCTATGGACGACACATTTTAATTGACGCGATAAGCATTTCTATCGCTCCATCCCGCGTAACGACCTTAAGAGTTGCATTCAACTGGTCATTGAATGCCCCCGTCTAAGCGGCAATGACACTCCGCATCGGAAGCGGTTGGATAATCAGCCACCGTGTGGTGGATGGATAACCAGCCATAACGCAGATAACGTCGGTTTACATTTTTCATCTCATGTCTTGTCCTAATGTCTTCAACGCCTTTGCGGTGGCTACCGAGTCGCTCGCTCAGGACGTTTATAAACGCGCCTCGTACCGCTCGATGTGGCTCAACATGATTGAGCGCGGCGAGTATCCTCAGGGTACGGGTCTGACCCAGACCTCGTTCACCACCACCTCCATCGAGCCGACTGCGGCTGAGGAGTGGTCGGCCATCACGCTCGCCAGCGGCGAGAACGGTGGCGCTTGCGATGTCACCTACAATGACGTTCCGGTCGGCTACAATGCCGTCACCTGGAGTCCTGAGCGTTTCGCCCTCAAAGGTCCGCTCCTGTGTAAGGACGATCTGACCTTTGACCATCGCGTCGAGGCGTTCCTGCGCGTGTACTTGGAGAAGCTCTCGATCCGCGCTCAGCGCACTTGGGAGACTCGTTACCAGAACACCTTCGCCAAGTTCGCCATCAAGGCTGTGGCCGACTCGTCCTTCACTCAGGTTGAGACGATTCCGTCTGGCGTGAATGAGTTCCCCTGGATTCAGACCGGATCGGCTGGTCAGGCGCTCAATCAGTCCACCTCCGAGCTGACTCAGGAGATGCTCGATGTCGCCGCCGCCACGCTGATCCGTAACGGCGCGACGAATCCTGATAGTTCCGGCTTCATCAGCTACTCCAGCGATGGTCCGATCTTCCCGCTGTACATCGGCTTGGAGGCTTCGCAGCGCATCGCTCAGAACAACCCCGCGTTCCGCGATGACTTGCGCTTCGCTGATCAGGGCAGTGGCGCTGGTGCGGAGTTGCTCAAGCGCATCGGCGCGAATCGGGTCATTAAGAACTTCCGGCATGTGCCGAATCTGTTCCCGCCCCGCTTCACCTACGCTGGTGGCAAGTACACGCTGGTTCAGCCCTTCACCAGTGCGAACGGCACCAAGGGTACGGTGTTCAGCGTCAACCCGAGCTGGACGACCGCTCCGTACGAGGCTGCGTTTATCGTTACCCCGTACGTCTTCAAGTCGCACATCGTGCGTCCTGTGAACCGCGTTGGTGATTTGAGCTGGATGCCGACCAACTACATGGGCGAGTGGCAGTGGGTGACTGGTGCCTACAAGTTCAATACGGACTGCGAAGATCCGCTGGAGAAGAAGGGTCAGCATTACGCTGAGTTCGTGCATGCGTCGGAGCCAGTATTTACTAACCAGGGCATGACCATTATCTTCCGTCGTTGCACTGGCGCGTTGACTACCATCATCTGCTCGTAATTCGAGTTGGTGATTGACTCAAACTCCGTCATGGGTTACACCTGTGGCGGAGTTTTTTCATGCACATATCAAGAGGAACGAAGCGCGACGACGGGATGATTTTCTGGGGTTTTTGCGGTAAGAACCCCGATGGAAGCCCATTCCAATACTGGGTTACACCTGAAGTTTTTGAAGAAAACAGGCGGAAAAGCAGTAAAAGACTGAAAAATCGATACAGCTCGATGAAGCATGAGTACGCTGAAAATCAGCGTCAGTATCGGATCAAAAATGCAGATGCGATACGCGAACGTCGAAAACTCTATCGCGCCAAAAACGCCGCTAAAATCAAGCTGGCCAAGCAGAAGTATGGAGCTGAAAACAGGGATAAAATCGCCAAGGCGCTTGCTGAGCGTAGAGCTAGAAATCCGATCGCTAGGTTGGCCAATTCAATGCGTCGGTCGATTAGGCGATATCTTGACGCTGGCCAGAAAGGTGAGATGAGCAGCTTCGAAATCATTGGCTGCTCAAAGGACGATCTTCGCAAGCATCTGGAATCGAAATTCAAAGATGGTATGACCTGGGAGAACTACGGGAAGCACTGGCACATCGACCATATCGCTCCGCTGATTTCCGCGAAGTCGCCAGAGGAAGTGAAGAAGCTCTGCCACTGGACAAACCTTCAGCCGCTGACTGCATTTGAGAACATTTCAAAAGGTTCAAAGTACAAGCTCCCAAACACTCATTAGCCTTGACAGAGTAGGCCACAAAGTGATGCTCCCCGTATGCCGGTATTTACCATCCCCGAAGGCGTTGAAATCCCCGAGAATCTGAAGGAAGGCGAGGCTTTCCAGACGATGGCGACTATCGTTCTTGGCAAGGGCGGC